TAAAATTCAAGTTTCATCAGAAGTATATAGGTCAAATGTTAATATTGAAAATGAAGATAGTTCTCAATCCATCTGGCTAGGTTCTAATTACCCGTTTGAACAAGTTAAAGATATATTAAGAGTCTGTTTTGAATCGAATGCTGATATTAAATATATTAGTTATAGTGATGACTCAGAAACGCTTAGAAGAAATCCGCCGAAAGAAACTCATAACAATATATTTATCGGAGGTAGTACGAATACTGCTATATCGGACGGTTGTAAACCTCTTAATGATAAAATTAAGAATAAAATAATTAACGCAAAAACAAATAATGAGTTGAGAGAATTAATAGAAATACATAATAGTTGAAACCTAATCTACATTAGGTTTTTTTATTTTACCTTGAAAGGTGGTGAAAATATGTGAGTTTATTTGATGTCTTTAAAACATCTATAAAAAATGAAGATCCAACTGATTGGATTCCCGATTTTGTTGTTGGTGACGAAACGGCCAAACGTTCTTATCTTAAAATCATGGCTAAAGCAACTGTCTTAGACTTTGCAGCAAGAACGATGTCAACGATGGAAATTAAGTTTAAGGATTTCAAAGATGGTCCTGAATGGGAGTACATTTTAAATGTTAGACCTAATAATGACACATCAGCGGCTACTTTTTGGTATAAGTTCTTTTACAGGTTATTAGATGAAAATGAAGCTTTAATTATCTTTACTGATGATAACCAATTATTGTTAGCTGATGATTTCTCTAGGGAAGAAAAAGCAGTCTATGAAGACGTATTTACAAATGTATCTGTAAAAGATTATGTTTTTAAACGTTCTTTTAGACGGTCAGAAGTACTTTATTTTGAGTATAACAATGAGAACTTAGAAAGATTTACAAAAGGGTTGTTCAATGATTATTCTGAATTGTTTGGACGTATCCTTGAAGTTGCCATGAGAAACAATCAAATTCGTGGAACAGTTTCTATCGACACAACTGGTAGTGTAAATGAGGAAAGAGATAAAAATGGTAAAACAAGAACTGAAAGGTTACAAGGTTTTATTGATAAAATTTATCAATCCTTCAGTAAAAATTCAGTTGCTATAGTTCCTAAAATGAAGGGTTTCGAGTATGAAGAATACACTAATAAACAAGGTGTTTCTAACCAATCATTAGATGAATTGAATAAAATGAAATCATCTTTAATTGATGATGTGTCCAACGCCATAGGTATTCCTACGGCGCTTATTTATGGTGAAAAATTAGAGCTTGATTCTAATATCAAAGCTATGAGAAAAACTTTTACAGAGCCATTAGCTAAAAAAGTTAAGGATGAATTAACATCTGGAATTATTACTAAAGCTGGATACGTAAGAGGCGAACGTCTTAAAGTTACCAATGTACTTCCTAGAAGTATTATCGAAGATGCTGTTCAAATTGATAAGGTAGTTTCTAGTGCAACTATATATCGTGATGAAGTGCGTGATGTTTATGATTTAGATCCGTTGCCAAATGGTGAAGGTAAGAAACTACTCTTAACCAAGAACTATGAAGAAACAACGAAAGGAGGTGAGAACGTTAATGACAGTTAAAATTTCAATCAATGGTCCAATTATTTCTAGTGATGAAAAATGGATTTATGATTATTTTGAAGAAGAGGCAACTTGTGCTAGGGATGTTAATGAAGCTTTACCTAAGAATGGTGAGGACGTTGAAATCACAATAAATTCATGGGGCGGCTACGTTGATCAAGGAGCAGAAATCTATACAGTTTTAAAATCTTATGAAGGTAAAGTAACAATTAACGTTGTATCTGCATACAGTGCAGCTAGTGTTATTGCGATGGCTGGAGATGTAGTTAGAATCAGTCCTGTTGGTAGAATGATGATTCATAACGCAGCATCTGGGACGTTCGGTGATTATCATGCAATGGATAAGAACAGTGAAGTGTTAAAAAATGCGAATGATTCTATTGCAAATGCTTATAGAATAAAAACCGGTTTGAGCCGTGAGGATATTCTAGCAAAAATGGACACGGAAACATGGTTGAATGCAGAACAAGCCGTCGAATTAGGCTTTGCAGACGAAGTTATGTTTGACACAGTCGAACAACCTAGATTGATTGCAAATCACGGTTCTGGAATGTTACCAAAAAATGTAATTGATAAAGCCAAAGCAACACTTGAGCCACCTAAAAATGAAAATAAAAGTATTGAAGACATTGTAAATGCTCAAGTAGAAAAAGCGATGGCTTCTTTTTTTGACTCTCAAAAAGACCATAATCCAATAAATATTGAGATTGAAACAGGTGTTAATGGAACTAAATTAGTTTCACCAAAACAAACTAAATCATTAATCAATCGATTAAGAAAAGGGGAATAATACATGGTATTACAAATCACAAACAAAACAAAAGATGCAAAAGCATTATTTAATGCAGCATCGGCTAATGAAAATGCTACACCAGAAGAAATTAATTCAGCTTTAGAAGAATATGTAACAGCTATTGCAGAAGACGCTGGAAAACAAGTTAGAGCAGAATATGAAGAACTTAAAAACGTTACTGACAATGCTGTTTTAGCAGCTCGTGGGATTCCAACGTTAACTGCAGATGAAACTAAATTCTATAACGAAGCTGTTAAAAAAGGCGGTTTTGATGAGGATATCGTTTGGCCAGAAACTGTGCTAGAACGTATTTTTGAAAACTTACAACAAGATCACCCGATTTTAAATATTATCAATTTCACACCAACAGTTGGTCGTGTGAAAGTCATTCGTGCTCGTCGTACAGGTGTTGCCGTATTCGGTCCATTACATAAAGATTTAGAAGGCCAATTAGATTCTAAATTTGGAGCAACTGAATTTGTTCAACTTGCATTAACTGCGTTCTTCTTGATTTCAAATGACACTTTAGACTTAGGTCCGCGTTGGATTGACCGTTTTATCAGTATTTCATTAAGTGAAGCTGTTCGTGATATTTGGGCGGAAAAAGTTATCACTGGTACTGGTAATGATGAGCCAATCGGATTGTTAAAAAATGTAGACGGTGCATTAGACCCATCAACAGGATTACCTAACAAAACGTCTTCCGGAACTTTAACTTTCGCTAAAGATAAAATTGTTTCTGAATTAGCTGGTGTAATGAAAAAACTTTCTAAATACACATATAAAGTAGATAAAAATGATGCTGGTGAAGTGAAGTATCGTAAGGTTTCTGGAATGGTTCACTTAATTGTAAACCCAGTTAATTATTATGATATTGTTGCCGCTGTTACTTTCGCAAACTTAAATAACGTCTACGGCTCTAATATGCCTTTCATTCCAATTGAAAATATTGTTGAGTCAATTGATGTTCCAGAGAACAAGTTAATTTCATTTGTTAAAGGCGAATACGAAGCAACGCAATCACGTCCTGAAAAGGTTTATGTTTACAAAGAAACTTTTGCAATGAAACGTGCGACTCTTTATGCAATTGATATGTTAGGTAATGGTTATCCAACAAATAACGATGCTGCTCATGTTTACGATTTGAAATTTGAAGTTCCAACAGTTCCAGAAGGGTAAGGTGAAATAAATGGCTGAATTTAAAGTGTTAAAAGAATTTAGATTACTTGATGATCCAAAAGTACCAGGTAAAGGGAAAGTTTATCAACCAGAAGAAGTTATTGATATTGCTGTAAAAAGAGCTGACCAAGTTATTAAAACACTAGGTAGCTCTTTTTTAGAGCGTATTGATAAAAAGCCGAATGAAGAAGTTGTTGAAGAAACACAAACGATTGAAGAACATGATGAAGTAGAAACTTCAGAATCCGAGTAAAGGAAGGTGCTTTTCTGATGGAAGAAAAAGAAGTCACGATGAATACAACAGAATTTATCAGTCAGTACAAAGCACGCTTCCGTATCTTCCATTCTTCCGAAGATGAAGATATTGGAGAACAGCTTGAAAGTTCATTCAAGATTATTAAAACCTTGATTGGTAAATTTAATCCTGATGAATTTTCAGAAGGTGTCGAATTGGTATTTGAACGTGTAAGATACGTTCGAAATGAATCAATTGAGTTCTTTAATGACAACTTTCAACAAGCTATCTTAGATGCTTCTTTAGCTTTAGGCGGTGAGTTAGTTGGCGATTAATTCAAATTACAAACCGAAAAAGATTACAGCTGGTGCTTTAAATACACCAGTTTCTTTTTTTGAGTTTAAACCTTCAGACGGCCCCGAACCAGGTGAAGAAGAAAAAGAAGAGCTTTATAACTGTACTTGCCTAGTTTATAAACCGTCTTCCAAAGACAGAGATATTTTAAGCGGTAAAGGAACTAAAGAAGCTGTCACGATTAAAATACGAGATCCATACATGGATTATTTACCAAGCAACAAACACAAGGTTATTCTTGATGATTTCAGATACAAGGATAAAGTTTGGGATATTGTAGACCACGCTCCTGACATAGAAAATAATGATTTTGTAAAGATTATTCTGGGTATCACATCATGAGTGTGAGTGTAACAGGAACAGATGAAATCATCAAAAATATTGAAGCGAAGTTAGGGAAAGCACGAGCTACAAGAGTTATCAATAAAGCTCTTAGAAATTACGGTAAAGAGTTACAGGAAGATGTAAAAGCTGCTGTTGCTACCTATCAAGATACTGGGGAAACTCATTCAACTGTTATTGTATCTGGAGTCAAAAAAGGATCACCAAAACAAATTGCGGTAGGTTGGGGAGCTGGCTCTCGTTGGCGTTTAGTCCATCTTAGCGAGTTTGGTTATACAAGGTTTGGACGCTATGTTAGTCCTCGTGGTATGGGAAAATTACAAGGTGTGGTTGATAAGACTGAAGGCTCTGCCTTTGAAAAAATGCGTGGAGAATTGGAGGAATTGGCCCGATGAAAGATATGATGATGGAAGTTTATAACCAATTAATCACAAATGATTTAATCAAAGAAAAAACTAGTTTTGTAAATGATAAAGGTAAAACAGAATATCGTATCAAGTTTTATGAAGTACCTGAATCACTAGATACTAGTAAACCATTCATTGTGATTGATACTCCATTAGGACCACCAGAAAGTGCTTATTTTGCAGCAAATAAAGAAATGTCACAAACATTCAGTTATCAGATAAATGTTGAAACTACCAACAGAAAATTAACAGATGAACTCTCAAAAGAGATTAAAAAAATTATGTGGGAGAATGATTTCATACAATTATCTGGTGGATTAAATACTTATTTCACTGAAACAAAACGCTTTGTTCAAGCAAGGCGCTATCGAAAAAATACAAAAATTTACGACACTGATTATTAATCGGTGTCTATTTTATTAGGAGGAATATTAAATGCCAGAAACTTACGGTTTTAATAAATTATCAACACGTGTTTTAAAGAAAGATTTAACACCAGATACTACTAAAAAAATTAGAGTATTAGAAGGTGTTCAAGAAGAAGGTGGTCCAGTTAGTTTTGAATTAACTGGATTAGCAAAAGAAGCAGTTAAAGTTTTTGCTGGTGACAGAGAGTACTACTTAGCTTCTAAAGGCGTAGGTGCAGCAGCTGGAAATTTTGGTGTGTTAGATGTGCCAGCAGAAATTGAAGCTGAATGGTTAGGGCTTGTTCAAATGAAAGAAGGTATCGATGGTTTTGGAGACAAAACTGATCCACCTTATGTTGCCGTTTTTGCAGAATCAGAAACCCTATCAGGTGAAGCAATCGCTTGGGCTTTAGTTGCAGGTAAGTTCAATAGAGATGGTTTCTCTTTAGCTACTAAGACTGATGAAGATTTTACTCCAGAACCAGGCGAGTATGTTCATAACGCTGTTACTCGTGAAATCACAGTTGGTGACAAAACAGAAAAAATGAAAGTTCTTAGAGCAGTAGGTACTGCAAACGTTGAAGCACTTAAGACTGCAGTGTTAGGAGAAGCAACAACAGTTCCAGAAGGTTAGTCGAAAGACTAGCCTTTTTTATTTTTGAAAATTACAGGAGGTTTTATTAATGGAAGAAAGAACAATCAAATTAAGTCTTAGAAACAATGATGGAAAAGTTAAAGAATATTTCTGTGACTTTGTTCCTCAATCTAAAAAAATTGATTACATCAGAAAAGAAGCTGAGTTGGAGCAGAAAAATAAAGAATCAGAAAAAGAAACAGAAACTCATGAATATGAAGAGCTTCAAGCTGAATTTGTCGCAGGTTTGTTTGAGAGCGATGAAGTCACTAAAGAAGCTATCTTGAACGGTTTAGATTCTCATGATTTCAAACAAGTTTATGACATTGTTCGATATCGTGTTTTAGGTTTCTCAAGAGAAGAGGATGAAGCAGCAAAAAAAGCGATGATGGAGCAACTGTTACGTGGTCAAGATTTTACGACCTCCAAATAAATCTCATTAAAGACATTATTCAAAAAATCCCTTCTATGACAATAAAAAATGTGATGGAAACGGACTGTTTGGATATTGACGAGATTTTATTAAGTTCTCCAAAAAAATCTAAGAAAAATAAACCAGTTAGAAAGTTAGTGCTTAAAGAAGGAGGTGCTTAGATGTCTGGTGGAACTCCATTAGGTAACATGGTCATTAAGCTAGGTCTTGACGATGCTGAATTTGGAAAAGGTGTTGAGAATAGCAAGAAACAAGTTCGATACCTAGCTAAAGAAATGCAAGCTAACATGAAAATAGCTGATATGGCAGGAAACCAATTAGGCAAACTAGGTTCTCGTTATGATGGACTGACAAAAATAATTAGTGCACAAGAAAAACAAGTTCAAGCTCTTAAAAAAGCTTATGATGAATCATTTGTTGATGGTAAAGCAACTGATTCAACTAAACGATTAGCGACTCAATTACAAGATGCGAATGGAAAGCTTGCGAATTACAAGCAACAACTTTCTAATGTTGAAAAATCTATGATGATGTATTCAGAGAAATCTGAAAAAGCAAAAGAGAATATTAACCATTTGACTAGAGAAATGCAACTTAATATGGAATCAGCAAGTTTACTAGGTAATCAACAAAAAGTAATGGGTGCAAATTATGAAGGCTTAACAAGGATAATGGCCGAGCAAAAAACACATGTTGCGGCGTTGAAAGAAACCTATGATCAGTCATTCGTTAATGGTAAAGCAACAGAAGCAACAAAAGAATTGTCTTTAATGTTAAAAGAAGCTCAAAATGAATTGATTAGAACAGCTGGGAAGACAGCTGAACTTCAAGTAAAGAGTCAAGGTTTTACTGGAGCAATTAACAAGGCTAGTGATTCTCTCATTAAAAATGGTCAAACTATGGAAAACTACGGTGGCAAATTAACTAAAGGTATTACATTACCATTAGTTTCAGGAGCTGCAGCTGTTACTACGGCTGCGGTATCTTGGGAGTCGGCATTTGCCGGAGTTAAGAAAACTGTTGATGAAGTTGTTGACTCAAACGGACGTGTCACTTACTCATACAAAGATTTAGAAAATGGACTAAGAGGTCTTTCTAAAGAACTCCCTTCAAGTCATAAAGAAATTGCTGCTGTTGCAGAAGCCGCTGGACAATTAGGAATTGAGACACCTAACGTAGTGTCATTCACTAAGACAATGATTGATTTAGGCGAATCAACAAGCATGAGTGCCGAAACTGCAGCGACTGAGCTGGCTAGATTTGCTAATATTACTGGAATGTCACAAGACAAATTTAGTAACTTAGGTTCAGCATTAGTTGATTTGGGAAATAATTTTGCCACAACTGAAGGTGAAATTTCCGCGATGTCACTTCGTTTGGCTGGGGCAGGTTCTCAAATTGGAATGACTGAAGGTGAAATTTTAGGATTTGCTGCAGCATTAAGTTCCGTTGGAGTTGAAGCTGAGGCTGGAGGAAGTGCCTTCTCCAAAGTGATGATTCAAATGCAACTCGCTGCTGAAAAGGGTATGGGAGCATTTGATGAGTTAATTAATTTAGGTAATCAAAGTGGTGTTTCATTTGATCAAATGTCCTATGCTGTTCAAAAAGGCGGGAACACTTTAAAAGCTACTGCTGGTCAAATGGGATTGACTAATAAACAATTGAGTTCAATGTACAAAGAAGCGGATAAATCTGCTATTTCATTACAAAATTTTGCAGAAGTAGCTAGTATGACTAATGCTGAATTTGGTAATTTATTTAAACAAGATCCTTCAAAAGCGATTATGAAATTTGTTGATGGTTTGGCTAATGCTGAATCTCAAGGTAAATCTGCAATTGCTGTTTTAGATGATATGGATATTACTGAAGTTCGTTTAAGAGACTCTCTATTAAGAGCTGCAAATGCAAGTGGTGTGTTCTCAGATGCGGTAAAAATGGGTAACAGTGCTTTTAAAGAAAACACCGCACTAGCAGAAGAAGCTGGTAAGAGATACGAAACAACAGAATCCAAATTGAAGATGCTTAAAAATGAAGCAGTAGATGCAGCTATTGACTTAGGAGGTCCTTTTGTTGATGCGTTAAGAGATGGTTTAGAATCTAGTAAACCTTTAATAAAAGGACTTGGAGACTTAGCAACCAAATTTAGTGAGTTAGATCCTAAGACACAAAGAATGATTGTAGGGTTAGTTGGAGGTGCTGCTGCTGCAGGCCCTTTACTTTCAATTACAGGTAAATTGTCACAAAATATAGGTGGTTTAGGAAAAGCTTTTGTTGATTTAAAAGCTAAGTCGGTTAAGAAAAAAGCTATTGCAGAATTATCAGAACAATTAGTTAAAGGAACGGTTAACGCTGAAACTTTAGCAACTGTTTTAGGTGGCGGAGCTACTAAACTAAGTTTATTTGGTAAATCAGCAACTGTTGCAGCTGGCACCGCAGGAACTGGCGGAGTAGCTGGGTTAGGAACATCATTGGTAGCGTTGGCTGGACCAGCAACAATAGCTGTTGCCTCTATAGCTGCAGTCGGCACTGCTTTATACCTAGGTAAAAAAGCTTATGACAATCATCAATTGGCAGGTGCTAAGTGGGGTACGGAAGTAACTAAAGAGCAAGATAAAGTGATTGAGAAATCTTACGAATTGAGAGAAAAAGCTACAAGTTATATCAATGAGTATGCTGATGGTGTGAAAACTTCAGCCGATAAGGCTATTCAAGCTAATCAAGACATAGTGGAGTCTATCCAGAAAACGATTGATAAAGAGTATGAACGTCAAACTAAAAATGCTGAAAAACTGAAAGATGGTCCTATAAAAGATAGTCTGAAACAACAAGCAGAAAACGACAAAAAATATGGTGAACAATTAGTTCACCAAGCTCAAGACAGGGTTAATAAGATTAATACTATTTTGAGTAATGCAAGTAAAAATACTAGAGATATTTCTGATCAAGAACGCCAATACATTGAAGCAAATTACAAACAATTATCTGCTAAACAATTAGAGTTAGCTGGATTTACAAAAGGCGAAATAATTGCTATTGAATCAGCCTACCAAAAAGATTTAACTAAATTCAGTTATAAAGAACTCGAAACAAGGGCTAATAATGTTAGCAAAGCTTTAAATAAAGAACAAGAATCTTATAAAAAAAGTCAAGAAGCTATTTTAGAAGGTACTGAAAAAGGTACCCAAAGGCAGATATCTCTTTTAAAAGAATTAGATACGGAACACAAAAATAGTACCGAATCCATGGTTCTAGGACTTGCTAAACTAAGATTAGAACAAGGTCATTCAATAGAAAGTATGGCTACAGTTTGGGAGCAATATGGTTGGACAGTAGATGAAGTCAATGCTCTTGTAAATAGCAGTATAGAGAAAACAGGAACTAACTTAGATATGTTTGCTAAAGGTATGAGTGAAGCGGACATAGCTTGGAATGAACTAGCGTTTGACCCTAAAACTGGTGAAGTTAAAACCAATATGGCTGATACTTTAGTTGAGATAGCTCAAACAGAGAATGGTTGGAATCAGTTAGAGTTTCTTGCTAAGAATGCAGACTTAACCACAAACGCTAAAGAAGAGATAGCTATTGCGATGGGAGAAGTTGATAAGTGGCAATTTTTATCTTTAGAAGATAAACGTCTGTTGCTAAATAACGATGAAGCTAAGATTAAATTATTTGACACAATAAATGAGTTGGGTATGTGGAATGCATTTAATGCTGACAGAAAACTTTTAGGTGTGGAAAATGCGGATGCTATTTATAAAATGATGGAATCAGCAGATAAATTAAATCAATGGAATTCACTACCACCAGAATTAAAGACTTTACTTGCTGACAATCCAGCTAAACTAACAGTTGAGCAGACAAAACAAGCGTTAGACATCTACAATGCTTTACCAGAAGATTTAAAAATATTGTTAGCTAACAATACAAATGCTGTAAATAATGTGAGTGCCGCTCAAAGAAAAATTATTGATTACAATGAGCAGAAAATCGGAGCTAAACATTTACATGCTACAGCAAATTACGGAGAAGTAGAAGCAGCAAAGAATGCGATTGCTCAGGTTTACAGTAAAAATGTAGTTATTGATGTTGAGTATAGAGGTCGTAGAACAGGTCACACAGCAATTCCAACGTTTAGAGGAACAAATTATCATCCTGGTGGTGACATGATTGTAAACGACCAAAAGGGTTCTCTTTATGAAGAGATAGTTAAATTCCCAGGAAAAGCCGCATTTATCCCTAAAGGTAGAGATGTTTATATACCTAATGCTCCAATTGGAACTAAAGTAATCAAAGCTAGTGATACTAAAAGAATCATGAACAGAATGGGAGTACCTCGATACGCTCAAGGTGTCGGAGTTCCTAAGAATTCTACTTTAGTTAAAGATTTGGAACGTGTTAATTCGAATCATGGAAAACAAACTATTGTCAATCAAAATTTAATTGATTTAACAGAACTTAACAGTAGAGTTGATAGTATTTTAAACTATTTAGAACAAATTCTTCAGAAGAGTTCAGTTATTATGATGGATAAAAAATTAGTTGGTGTTGAAATTGCTGATATCGTTTATGCAGAAAATCAAAAAACTAATAGAACTAAAAATATTATTATGAAAGGTAGGAGCAAGTAATGAGTGATGTTTTTGAAGTTAAATTTAATGATAAACTGTTATCTGATTTTTTATATGTAACATCGATAAAGCGACTACCTGGACCAAAATATAAATCTCGTTCAGAGTCGATAAGAAATAAAAAATATTCGAAATTTTTAGGTATTGAATCTGATTCGTATATTATAGCAATGGATTACTATTTGATTGGTGATTTGTTATCTAAAAAAGAAAGTATCTCTAAAATATTAAATGTAAGAGAACCTAAGAAACTTATTTTCGGTGATCAACCTGATAGATTCTATTGGGCTTTCCCCGAAGTGAGTAATAGTGATGGGGACATATTAGAAGAAGAAGGCACAATTAATTGGGAAATATTCAAAGGTGCATCATTCTCAATTGATGAATCAGTCTACACAAACGAAGGAACAAACAACTATATCTTAATCGACAACAAAGGGACTGAACTTATGTCATTATCGCTAGAAGCTTCATTCTCTAGTGATAATGGCTTTTTAGGTATTCAGAATGATGACATGTCTACTAAAGTATTGTTGGGTACAGTAGAAGAGGTAGATGGCTATGTTTATGATAAGTCTGATTTATTATTTGATGATCACTTTAATATTGACAGAGGTTGGAGATTAAATGATGGTTACACACCACCAGTCACACCAGAAAGGAAACAAGTTGGTACTGTTGAGTATAAAGATAAGCCTTTAGGCTTCGTTAGACCGACCAATTATGGAACTGGTAATTCTTGGCATGGCCCATCTTTAACGAAAACTGTTCCTCTTGATAAAAACGGTAAGTACCCAATTAACTGGCGAAGTGATTTTAGGATGGACTTCAATACTGATGGTGGAGGACCCAACAAGCATAAACAAGTTGGACATGAATCAGTTTCTTTTGCAGATGCTTCTGGAAACATCATTGCCTCAGTTGTATTTGAGGATAACAATCCAGCTCAAGAAAAGTCCGATTTAGTTTTCTATGTTGAAGGTAAGCGCGTGTGGTCACGTATGAATACAAATGATTACTATCAAAATATGAGTGATGAACGTTATTCATTCATCGTTGAAAAAATTGGTGACTATATCACGTTCAGACATTCATCTACTAAAACAATGCAGAAGTTTAAGTTATCTAATCCAAATAAAGAACTACATTTTGTTACATGGTATGGAGCAGCTTACAAGACTAATCCATCAATCACAAATAATTTAATAAGAGCTATCAGATTAGTGAAACATAATGTTGAGTACTGGCAAGATATTCCTAATAAATTTAGTAATGGCGATATTTTGAAATATTGGCAAGAAGGACAGAATATTTTTTGTGAGATTAACGATGTTAATTATTTACAATATCGAGATCCAGCTAGCACAACAATAACAGCACCTCCTGGCAAGAGCACTTTTTATTTAGCGTACAGTGATTTTTCTGCAGTACCTAAAATTACATTGAGAGGACGTGAAGCGTATATATGATTTTCACACTAACAGATAGAAATTATAATGCACTGGACGTGTATGAAACTGATGATTATTTAATCGGTAAGTACATCGGTTCTATCCTTGAAACACTTGATATCGAAGTAGCGGTTAACAGTTTAAACGCTGAACATTGGATACAAGGCTATTACATTATGTGTACAGATAAAACTGGTAGAAATTACTGGTTTACAATTTACGATGCTGACGATAGTTTGAGCGATGATTATAAAAAATTGACGTGTTTCTCAGGAACGATTGATATTGTGTCAGAAGAATTTCCACCAATTAAAGCAACGTCACCACAGCCGTTTTCATGGTATATGAGCAAGATATTTAGTGACACTGGCATTGTTATTGGAATCAATGAAATAGCTGATATGAAGCGTACTCTTGAATTTGAGGGAACTAATCACACTAACGTTGAAATGTTGCAGTTTGTATTAAACGGATTTGATAATGCTGATGCACAATTAGAAGTCGAATTTGATGGAGTTCGTCCTAAAAAGATAGTGCTAAACGTTTATAAGCACTTGGGGGCTATTGAACCACAAGAACTTTTAACATCTGAAATTGATAATTTAGAAGAGTTAGAACGTAAAGGTAGCATATCTGAATTAGGTACAGCTTTACGTCCAAAAGGTGAAGAAACAAACGAAGTGGCTCTCACTCTAAAAGGTAAATACTACGAAGAAAAAGATGGTGATGGTAATATCCTTTACTACTCGCCAAAAGATAGGATTGAAATATTCAGTGTTAAAGGTCATCAGAATTTCTTTGTAGACCTACCTAATAAAGCAAATGGAGAGTTTGATGGTTACATCGTTCGTGACTATTCTAGTCAAGCTAAAACACAGGATGCGTTGTGGAGAGAAGCGTTAATTAGATTGAAGAAAATTGACCATGCGATTATTGATTATGAAGCTAAAGGTTATATCACTTGCGGCATAGGAGATAATATTCAAATTGTCGCACTTGATATGAAACCACCTATCATGATTTCAGCAAGAGTAACTGAATACAAATTTAATGATGATGATTCATCTAGAAACGAATATAAATTCAGTAACTTTATTGATTTAGAGAGTAACATGAGTGAACTAGACAAAATCATAGCTGATATTAAGAAAGATATTGATTATGTGGTATCGACTGAAATTACCTATTCAGTTGGTAATGATAATGTCACTGTGCCGATTAATTGGTCTGTTGAAATACCCGTTGTTCCTGAAGGTAAGTACTTGTGGACTCGAACAAGTACAACTATGTCAAAAGGGACTATCAATCATGCCTATAGTATCAGCTATGTATCGATTGATGGTAAAGATGGAGAAAATGGTTTGCCAGGCAAAGATGGACAAAAAGGTGAACAAGGAGTACCTGGAGAAAAAGGAAAAGATGGAATTAATGGAGCTCAAGGAATACCAGGTAAAGACGGTTCTCCCGGAAAAGATGCAACGGAAGTTATCAGTGGTTTATTAACAAACGAGTCTATCATCCTATCAGCTACACCAACAGGAGTAGTGTCAGATTACTCCAAAGCTTATGGAGATTTTGTGGTATTTGAGGGACAAAGTAAATTAGCTAGTGGTGTCACTTATACAAAAGTATCTGAAACAGGAATGTCTAGCTCAATCAATGCTAGCGGACGTTATACGATAACCAGTATTACAATAGATACTGCAATGGCAATTTATAGAGCGACTTACAAAGGTGTTCAGATTGATAAACAAGTTATTGTTGTTAAAAATAAACAGGGTCAAAACGGGGTTAATGGTTCTATTGGTCCGCAAGGTCCTAAGGGTGAAACAGGTAGCACTGGAGCAACTGGTAGTCAGGGACCTAAAGGAGATAAAGGATTGACGGGAGATAAAGGTGCAACAGGTAATACTGGACCTAAAGGAGACCCAACAGGAATAACAGTAACGAACACGCAACCAACTTCACGATATGTCG